ATCCCCAAATGCACGTCAAAAATAGGGTACACTGTCAGCAAATCCTCGTCGTGAACTTCATTTTTCTGAATTTCTGGGATGGCTTTCACGCCTTCCATTGCCTCTCGGACGCGCTCAATCGTGTCCTGCACTAAATCGCTCTTCGGCAACTTAAAATATAACGATGCTTTTTCAGTTTTCAGCCACCCCGAATGCAGCAGATCTGCGTCCTGTAGCCCAGCCCCGTCCATCGCGTCTGCGATGGCGGGGTCTATGTGCGCCTCGGCCCGCTTGATTATGCGTCGCACCTCACGCGCGCTTATCCCCGCCACCCGCGATACCTCGTTCTTGTTCCCTAATTTGAGGAACAGATCGTATATCTCGCGCTGGCGCGGTGTCATTTACAGGCCGCATCAATCATCATAACCAGCGTTGCGCCAGTGACGACGGATGCATCCCCGCCATCCTCGGCCAGCGCGGCGGCGTGTTTTGTCCGCGCGGCAGCCGTGCCATCGCAGATCGCGTTATTGTTTACCGCGCTCGCGCAGCCACTCACGAAGAACAGCAGGGTCATCGTCGATAGAGCTTTCAACATCATCAATCTCCTTTCGGGTTTTTATATAGGATTCGGCTGCTTCTACGGCGGACTGTTGGCGTTGATCGCGCCGACCAGCCATCCACGCAGCAAACAAAAGGACGGCAAGCCCTGCGGCCCACATTGCGGCGCGCTTGATCCATCCAAACATCAGCGGTCACCGTCCGCCCACTTGCGCAGGCGCTCGCGCATGACCCACATCGCGGCCAGCACGACCACGCCCGCAAACACCATCGCCACGATCTGGGCCGTGCCGTCCAGCGAGCCGACTGCCGCGATGCCCGCGCCAGCGCCCGACACGATCTGCACGGCGGATGCCTGCACTGTGGTGGATTGCGCGGCGCTTGCGCGCGGCGCGTCTGGCGTAATGTTCGTGTCTTTGGTTTGCTTTGGCCGCATCTCGCCCACCTGCGTCAGGAACAGGGTGCGTTCAGCTGTCCTGCGGCGCACTAGCCCCGCCAGTACCTTTCCGCCCGCCTTGTTCCACAGCATAAGAGCGTCAGCCGCCTTGTTCTTGTCGCCAGCATTAAAGTGCCGCAGTGCGGATGATTTCTTAAACGCCCCCGCGCCGATATTGTACGCGAGCGACACAAATGCACCAAACTCGTTTTCGTTAATTGGGGCCTTGATTGCGGGGGCAATCTGGTTGGAAAATTTATCTAGCGCGGCATGTAGGTAGCCCTCGGCCTCGGTCTTGCCGATTACCATGCCCGCCTCTGGCACAATACCGACGCCCGCCGCCGCTGTTGTGCCGTAGCCAATTGTCCACACGCCCGCGGGGCACTTGTACGCTTTCGCCTCAAAGCCCTCAAACTCTTTGATTAGGCCGATGGTCGCTTGGTTGATGTTCATTTTCCCACCCGTGCAATTAAGGATTTAATGTCGTCGCGTATCTCGCTGAGTACCGCGTTTGTCTCGCTGCGCGAGCGCTGGGTCGCTTCCATGTCTTCTTTGCGCTGGTTCCATAACCGCTTGATCTCTTTGCCGTTCTCAACGCTGCCAGCCTCAAGGCGGATAAGCCACACCACCACAGCCACAAAGCTGACGCCAATCGGCCAATATGCAAAAATGCCTTCCATCAGTCCGCCTCCTGAATTGTCAAGTCACCAGCTTCGACCTGACGCATGATCTCATCGTAGTGACGGTTGCCTGATACCAAGGGGACAGACCACTCTTGCCCGTCAATGGTGGCGGTGATATTGATAAATTCGCCTTTAATGCTGGCGTACTTGGCTGAGGTGATGTTCATGTTCATAGCTCCGCGTCCGCTACCCAGTGTGCAGTAGCAAATTGGTTGGTGTTGATAGTGATGTTTGCCACAGTAATACGCAGGTAGGTTTCCGTAGCCGCCACGCCAACGCTTCTGTTCACTCCATCGACTGACATGTTGCCAGAGCTACCAGAGTCTGGCGCATACGCAGTAAGCGACGGCGCAGAGCGTTTTCTAACAGAAAAGATACTGGTAAGCGTAAGGTATTGGCTTGATGCCTGAGCACTAGTGAAAAACGCGCTGGTGACACTAGCGGTACCGGGAACAGTGTTTATAGGGTAGGACTTCTCATAATACCGCTGACATCTCGCCAACTCAGGCCCAAGTTCTGGTTGTTTGTACAGGTCTACCGCCGCAGTGGTGTGAGTGCCAACCTTGATGTGGACGCCCCACAGGTCAACGCCAATGGTTTGCAGGCCGAGGCTGTTGGTGCGGGCGTTGTAGTCAGAGCCTGCGGATGTCCAAAAGTTTATTTGAAGCAAGTCGTTTCCGTTAGTGCCAAGCGTTTTGCCAGCAATGGATGGGACGGCAATCGTGACGGCAAACGGCGCAAACGACGAGGTGAGTGTGACAGTTTGTGAGGTGATGAGAAAAGTGGACGACGGAGAACCACCAGTACCAAAATTTTGTACAGCCTCAAGTACCATGTTCCCAGAGCCTGACGACCGACGCGCCCAGCCAAGAACAGTAATGGTCTGCCCAGCGTAAGATCGTACACCTTCAATAAGTTGGTTAACTATCCCATAAGAAGAAGATAAAGTTTGACCACTCACGGTTTGCCGCAGAAAATAAGTCGGGTTGTTAGTGCCAAGTGTGTCCCCAACAGTAAAAGCCTGCCGAGACATAGTGACTGTGCCGCCAAAAACGGAGTTAAACCACCGATCAGCGCCGTAGACATTGCCAGTAAAACTCGTCCCCCGCTGCCAGAAGTCAAAAGCCCCGTTGATGATGCGGTTCTCAGGGTCAAGCACACCGGGGCGCAGAGGCACAGTGTTGATCGTAGCCGTGTTGCCACCGCTGGCGTCGAGGATTGCGTTTACGTTGACTTGGCTCATTGTGCAGCCTCCAGTGCGGTAATGCGGGCGGTGAGGGCGGTGATGGTCGCCTGTTGTTCTTGCATTCCCTTAGTCAGGGCTGCAATTACAGCACGATCATAAAAGCCGTAGTATCCATCGTTGCCCATAGGAGCAGCAGATGGAATAATATCTTTGACTTCATTTGCAAAGAAGCCAATCTCGACAGCAGCATTTTCTCCGCGATTTTCAATATCATCAATCCACTGATACGCCCTTGGTTCAAGCTGCATGACTTCCGCAAGACCTGGAATTGGTGCGTCTGTGACTTCGTGTTTGAGGCGACTGTCGGATGCTGCGGCCAATACGCCACTAGCGTTCGCTGTGACTGTACGAGAACCAGCACCCGCAAGGTTCGCAATAGTAACAGCGCCTGTACTCCCGATGTTCATACGTTCTGTACCGCTTGTCCCCAGCAATATCGGCCCAGCGGCTTCATTCCAAAGTTGCAGATTGGTGTTGTCATGGAAGACATAACCTTTGGCAACGCCCCCAACCTGAAATCCAAGAATTGCACCGCCTGAGCCGCCAATAGTCAAGTTACCCCGCCCTGCTGAAGTGTATGAAGGCGTAGTCGTCCCCAAACCAAAGTTTCCGCTGCTATCAAACCTAGCAGCCTCAGTCCCACCCTCAGCAAAAGCAATGGTATCCGCAGCAGGGAAGAAGATGCCTGTGTTGGTGTCACCCGTAGAGTAGATAGCAGGCGCACCTGCGCTACCCGCTGGCACCTCGTTGGCTAGGCCAGAGATGTTCACAGTCCCTGTTGCATCAGGCAGCGTCAGGGTGCGGTTTGTGTTGCTGTTCGGTGAGGCAATGGTGAAAGTCCCCGTGCCACTTGCATTGGGCGTGAGTGCGATGTTGCTCATTGTGCGGCCTCCAGTGCGGTGATGCGGGCGGTGAGGGCGGTGATGGTCGCCTGTTGCTCTTTCATCGCGGCAACAAGAAGCGGGATTACATCCGTATATTGCAGCATCAAGGTGCCTTGTTCATCAAACACAGCTTCGGGCAAGACAGCCTGAACGTCCTGAGCAATCAAGAAGCTACGGCGCACACCAGTCTCGTCGGTTTTATATTTACCAATTACAGCACGAAGTGACGAGACTTTATTTGCGGCGTCTGAGATAGGCTCAATGATGTCTTTAACGCGTTCGTCTGAGTCCGACGCCCACGAAGTGCCTCCGCTTGCAAGGCGCACCCCTTGAGTATTAGACATAACGTAAGCACCGCTATTATTACCGCCAAAGTAATAGTTGTTTGCAACAGCGTCGGTAAAGTGAATGTGCGCGTCTGCCCCACTTCCAGCTACCCCTCCAAAATAAACCACATTAGCAGTCTTAGTTGTGCTGGACACAGCTCGTCTTGCGTTAATCCGAGCAGTATCATCTGTGGTGGAACCCAGCATGAGGTTGCCGTTGGCGCTGATGCGGGCGCGTTCTGCAAATGTAATAGCACTGCCTGCTGTGCCTGATGGGGCGTTGTAGAAGTAGTGTACGCCTCCCACTTGGGCGTAGTTGCTTGCCGTTTCTGTGGTTTTGTAGCGATACGCTCCACTATTCAAGCGATAGAAGTTGTTGCCAACATTAACCTCGCCATAGCCATAACATACAGAGCCAAGGAGACCGATATCAAAT